TCAAAATCTTTTGCTATCATATCGTATACCTTTGTTTCTTGTTCATATAATCAGGCACTATATGAACACCCTTTTGTGAATAGTGAATCTTAAACACGCTTGTTTCTTGAGTTTCTCCATTAAGATTATTTATGACAACGCCTATTTCTTCATCGTTTGTGACAATTATTTCAGTATGAGTCCAATTGCCGTGACTGTCGTAAATATTTATTCCTTTCCCTGCATATTCCGTTACAAACTCAGATACTTTATGCTGTGGGATTGTCAAATATGAAGGAGGATATTCTTTTGTCTCTGATAAGTTTTTATACGAATTTGTGCCTACTACATGCTTATTTTGTGCCGGAGCAATCTTCGTCAACTCATAATTTGACAAATCTTCTTTTTTGCTTAAGTGGATAATACTTCTTTTCGATTCGATTATATCATTTTTAGGCTTTGATATCAAGGGCTTTATATACTCAAAATCCCTCTTATAGCCTTTAACATAAAGTCTATTGAGATTCTGCTTGAGCCCTGCTTTCTCACAAAATCGAGCGTATTGCTGTTCTTTTGCTGTAATGGCAGCAGTCATATTCTGTCCGCCTAGATATTGCCTTTTGAACTCCCTTAGTTCCCTTTCAAGCCTGCGCTGGTATTGTGTTGCCTGATAAAACGTGTATGTTCTGCCATCGACTTTGACCGGTTCAGGCTCTTTTTCGAGTGGTGTTGGGTCTGAGATTCCTTCGATGAATGGATAAAACGTATGCTTGCAGTTATACCCACAAAGTCCAGCAGGATCGTGCGGATAACCTGTCACTGCTTCCAGGCTTAAAATCTTATAGCCTAGTCGCTTACTTTCTTTCGGATGAGCCTTCCCACTTATGCTATACACCTTGCCTTGCCATCCTGCATGATTTGCGTGTCCGTCTCCGTCTCGTGCTCCACCGTGTGAGGAAACCTCGACTAAATCCGTTCCAAGCTGTTCTGCGTTGCTCATCGATATATCTGCTGCCATTTGATTTAAAGTCGTTCTGACCGCTAAATGTGCAGCCACATCTATACCTCTAGTTATCCCTGACGCATAGTTTACATACCTTAGTCCGCTTTTTTCAAGCTCCGAAACGACTTGCTCGACCGCTTGCTCTGATGAAAAAGTACCGCTCGCAACATTCATAACTGCCTTATCCATTGAGTGATTAAATGCTTGGTCTACAGAAACTGGCGCCCCAATAAACTTAAAGCCTGTAGAATGAGTTAGTGATTTGAACTCATGCTCAAGACGCTTGGAACTTTCTGCAGAAATTTGCTTCAGCGCTGGGCTTGACTTTAAACTCTGCCCTCTAGTCTTCCAAAATGCTACATCATCGGCAAACGACATGTCGCCCGCTCTACCGACAATCTTATCTCCATGAGCTTGCGCCGAGTCTACAGTCTCTCTGATTCGCTCTCTAACAAGTTTTTTATGCTCAAGTGTGTTCTCATTCAGCATGTCGATAAAATCCTTGTCAGCGTGCAATTTATCGAGCACACGCGTCTGTATTTCGCTAGGACTATAACCTAGCGACTCAAGAGCCTTAGCCTGGAGCTCTGCGGATTCCGTCCAACGTTTTGCTTTACGTAATCTTCGAGCTATGTCCTGGATTGTATCTTGCTCCAGGTCTTGGAACATCGGTATTATCTCAGCACTTAATTGCTCTTTTTGATAGTCGGACAGCATAACTATGCCTCCGTTTCGTCATCGACTTCCACATCGCTATACCAGGCTTCAGCTTCAGCCTCTGTAAGTCCGTATTTATCCTGTATATATCTCTTGACAAGCTTCGGCAGTCCAAAGGCTTGCGCGTCAGCTCTCATGGAATCGAGCTCGCTCTGTCTGTCTGTGATAAAGCTGTCGTCGTAAGTGATTACGATTTCTTCTGCAAGATCATACTTTGTTTCCATGAACGTGTTTGAAAACCACAGAAGGGCTCTTACAAGATCCTCAATATAGTCAGTCAGATTTTGTCTTTGCTTGTTCAGCTCCTGCATTGAGTCTTGCTTTGTTCCGATGTACTCTGTTGCAGTTTTAATCTGTCCGTTCTCAAAGCTGTATTTACGAGTTCCGAAACCAAACATCGTTGAAAGCAATGATAGTGATAACTCAAATGTTTTAGTTATGCTATCAATACGGATAACCGGATTTATCTCCTGAATCAGGTCATCGGAGTTAGGCAGCTTTTCACCCATCGAAACGAATGTCTTTTTATGCTGCTTGTTTGGAGTCTTTGCATTTCCGTTTTTATCAAACTCGCACAGCGCCTCGTTGTAAAGCACCATCTTATCCGCCTTGTCCAGGTCTCCAAACAACACATTAAAGATTAAATCGATACTCTTGAGTATAGGAATGGCTGCATAGATCTTTGGATATCCATACCCCTTCATGTCTTTTATGTTGTTAACAACCGCAGTCGTTAGAATTGAGAAAGGCTTAACATCCCCCAGCCTAACCTCTGAACCCTTTTCGACAACTTCCTTGCCGTCAACATCCAAAACCACTGTCTTTGAGACATACTTGTTATCTTCCATAGTAAACGTAACAATGGTCGTTTCGGTCTTGCCGTTGACTATATTTTCGGAAGCAAAGGCACATTCGGTGACTGTTCCTTTTGAGATTGTTAGCGGGAATATTCCACTAGGCTCAACATAGATCAATTCTATCGTGCCACCCTTCAGCGAAGAATCGTCAAATAAATCGGCTCCAACTACTCTGACATAAGCGCCTACAGTACCCTGAGCCGACATGAGCTCCAGCTGTCTACGAATTGCTTTTGAAAACTTGTCTTTTGATAGCTGTTGCTCAACAAACTTGTTCGCGCTTTCTGAATTTGTAACAATGTCTACCACCTCGCAAAGATTTGCATCGTCCTCGCACGCCCTCTTAGCAAAGCCTGTACGCTCCATTTTGTACCTTACGTTATTCACTGTCACCCTGTTGTGAAAATTGTCTATGATATCATTAGAGTACCAGGAATCACACAAGTCCATTATCGTGAGAGCCTTCTCATTCACGTCATATCCCTGCTTATTTAAATATTCTTTAACGTGTGCCATTTATCCCTCCATTGGATGAAAATAGTCAATAAACTGACTCCATGAGTAGTAGTCAGCATCGTATGTATCGACGTCTGTTGAAAAGTCGTCGAGTAGTTTTTCTTCTTTTTTGCTCTTGCTGTCATACACCATTTCGCTGATTGAATCAGCAATTGGCTCACAGAAGTCCGAAACCCACAGCAAACGATTGGTATTAATCACTGCGTTGTAAGCAAGGACCCTGTCGGAGAATTCCGTTTTACGACATCCGGCAACTTTAACCCCTAGACCGTTTCGCGCTGAGTATATTGCAAGTCCATTCAGTATTAGCTGCTCAGCGTTGTCGACAAACGCAGCCACAATCGGAATGCCTGGATAAAGAGCTCTGACCTCGTTAACAAATTCCTTGAAGGTTGCGTAAATCCTGTCAGGGTCGACGGTCCCTTTGCTGTGCTTAATTCGTTTGTAGTACAGTCTAATCTGCTTATTAAAGCCTTTTGTAAATCCTGTAGCGACAAACGGCGTGTGCGAATTTGTACCGCCGATATCTATGCCGATATAAATCTGCACTATCCGATGTGCATTCTTGCGATTGCCATTTTCGTCAACAGGCATTAGTTTGTCGTAGCTTATTGCGTAAGCTTTAGCCTTGTCTGCAAACTGAGGATGTACAAGTCCCTCAGCTGCAACCCATAGCCCTTGAATGAATCGCTTAAAAAAGACGCCCACGAATTGGCGCCTATATCTTTCCTTTATCGCATCCGATAGCGACAGATTGTCGTCCATCGTAAAATGCAAATAGATTAAATTCTTTTCTGCAGCCTGGTCAATCCAGTTTACTTTGAACCAGTGCTTAGGCTTATCTGGATTGCAGTTAAACCACCACTTTGAACCTTCGACTGAGCATCGTGCTGTTGCCTGATTGACAAAAGACTCTGGCATTAGTGCGACTTCGTCAAAGAAACAGCCAGCTAGTGTGATACCTTGCACAAGGTCTTGAGATCTCTCGTCCTTACCTCCGAAGATGTAATAATAATTTGTGACGGCGCCCCTGGTGATCTCTAACAGGTTGTCAGCTCTCCTGTCTTTAAACTTGTATCCTCTAGCCAAGAGCATTAGTTTGAGTGGCTTTAAAACATTTCGTCTAAAGGCTCCGATAGTCTTACCAGCCATGCCAAAGTTTTCGCCGTTAAAGTCTTCCATCGACCACATCACAAAGGACAATGCCATCGATATTGTCTTGCCTGATCTAATCGCACCGTCTGCGATGATACCGTTCATCTCATGCACTTGTGATTCTGGAAGCCACCAGGTTAAAATCTTTTTCTGCTTTCGGCTAAACGGCTTAAACTTAAAAGCTTGTGCTAATCTTCCCATATGTCAATCGCCTCGCTTCTAAGAGCATCAATAAATCCGTCGTCCTCAATTTCTTGCGCGTCTTCGCCCTTTGCCTTTGCAGTCTGTGCTTTGATGTGTTCGGTTCTAGCCTCTTGCTCTTTGTTGTCTGCATCGGTGTTAAACGACTGTCCTGCGTATTGTGCGACAAAATAAGCTGCCTTTACATTTCCTGATAGTGCCTTTTTGATTTGAGCCATTAACATCGCGCTTTCAAGTGTTGCATCAACTCCAAGTTCATCGAGTAACGGCTTCCATTCCGGTGAATCTATCTCAGCGGTAAGCAGCATATTTAGTGTCTTATTAAAGTTTGCTTTACGGCGTCTCGCAACACCGCTTGCCTTTCCTGCAATCTTTGCCAGTTCTCGGCGTTCGTGCGGCGTTCGTTTTTGATTTGCATCTCTGATATTGTCATATCCTGCCACACCACCACCTCTCTTTTCGTCTGTTTTGCAGCAACACAAAAGACGCCCAATCCGAGCGCCTTCTGCGAGTTATTATATGAGAAATAATTTGAGGAAGCCACAATTCCCTTTTCGCTAAATACAATATATCACAGTTTTTTGTTGCATTTGTTGCGAATTTCATGAAATGCCTTTATTTTCCTTGAGATAGTTGCCTTATCATACCCTAGAGCAAAACCGACTTCCTCCTGCGAACGCTCCTCTATGTAATACATCCGAAGTATCGTCCTCATATCTGGGTCGTCCACAGTATCTATCTCTCTTTCGATAGCCTCAATTAGCTTGCTAATTTCGTCTAGCTTGCGTTTTAACCGTCTCTCCCTACTCGATATACCTTTCCAGTCAAAATCGACTCCTACAAGCGATTTTGGGATTCCTCGACCACTCCTATAGTCCTTATAGTAGTCTGTGACTATTTCTGGCTTAGCATGGTCAATAGAATACTTCAACCCCTCTGCTTCTCGTCGCAATGCTTTAAGCTGCTTAATCTGTTCGTAGTCTATCATGGCTATCACCTCGCTTCGTTCTTCCTTCCTCGATTCGCTTTATTTGTCTATCGATTTTGAAAAACTTTGCATGCTCTACTCGCTCATTAATCCCTAGTAAATATTTGACTTGAGTTAACATGATCTCTACGTCAGCAACCTCCTCAATCAGATTAGCAAGAAATCCGCTTTCGTGCTCGTATCTTTCAAACTTGTTGAGGGCTTGTATGAGCTCGGCCAATTCTTCTATCAGCATATCCTTCTGACCCATGTATCCATAGTAATCTGCAATATATTTCAGTGCTTTTGTTCTATTACCCATTGCCTACTCCTATCTGTATGGCGAACTTTCTGGCCATAAAACTTCTATGCCGTTCTTTAGTGCGTATAAGTGCTCAGTGCAAGCGCCTTTTGAGTGCACCCAATTGTTCAGCATGTAGATGTGTGTAGCCTTATCTAAAAGCCTTAGGCATATCGCCATGTAGTCCTCCCAATCGCAGACCTCTGGCAAAACTATTTCAGCTGGGTTAATAATCTCTGCCCCAGGATACTCGTCAAGGAGTATTTTCTTTGCCTCGTTAAAAGTCTTTTCGTAGTCGTCATAGTCGGTAATCCTACCGCTGATGTATATTGTCATTTTTTGCATTGTTTTTCCTCGCCTTTCTTTGCTTCAGTCATTTTTGATATTAACTTTGCTATATTAATTCCAACCTTAGTCAATTCAGCATTTTTGTATATAAGTCCATTCTGATTTAGCCTTGCCAGCGTGCCTCTCGATACTGCCTGTAAGTTATCTGGATTGAAGTTCTGCCTATCTCCATCAAGAAAGATTACCGCGTGATTCTTAGGGATTGGACCATGACTCGCTTCGTAGACCAGCCTGTGCTTTTGCACCCAATTAACTGACTTCTTTGCATTTTTTATGTCATTAACCTTAACCCACACATATCCATCTAAGTTTTTCTCTGTTCCAATCGGATCAGTGTTCTGTGGCATTCTCCCTGGCTTAAACATTGTTGGTTTTAATCTTTTGTATACGTCCGCAGGCATTTTTTTGCCTTTGTTTGGAGGAATGATGCCTTTTCCAAATTGGCCAGTCCTTCCAGTATTTAATTTGTGATTCGCGATATAGCTTTTAGGGAAACTTTTAGACATCTTGCGTCCGAACCTTGCCTCAAAAGCCTCTTTTATCTCTTTGCAAGAATGCCCTGGGACAAATTCTCGCATAAAAGCATGCTCTTCTTCCGTGTACTTAATCATGAGAATTACCTACGAGCATCTTAGGGACTTTCAAATCTGCGTTCATGTGATCGTCCATGAATTTTGTCGCTTGCAAAGTCACATTTGCATTTTCTATGATATTCTTAGCAATGTTACTAATTCCGGACGCTCTCTGTAGTTCCTCTGCTAGAGCGTCTCCCTTTAGTTCTTCGTCGCCCAATCTTTCTATCTCAGCGAAAAGATGATTGTTTAAATCTAATAGCGTGTTTTTCATTTCTGCTCCTTTAAAATCTCGTTATTTCTCTGCGTTTTCTTGTAGCACCATATACAGAGCTCGACTTCCTTGTTGCCGATTACTGCTGAGTATTTTCCATACTCGTTGATTCGTTTTCCACATAGTTCGCACTTCATTGCTACCTCCCATACTTGATCATGTCGTCTACTAGCTGCCTTATGTCGTGACCAGTCATGTCTTTCGTGCCGTCTATCATCTGATTGACCGTGCACCTCTGGTCCCATACCTCTCCGAGCAGGCTCATGTACGCTTCGAGGAAATATCCGATTCGTTTTTCTCTCCAGCCGTATACTGTCCATAAAACTCTGACCATGATTGATATGTGCAGCAGATTTTGTAGTTTTATGATTTCAAAACGAGGGACCTGCTCAATTGGTCTTTTTTGCTTTTTGCTTTTCTTAGTTCGTATCATTGTCCAGCTCCTCAACTCTTATCCATATGCCTGGTATCACTGCCCAAAACTTTTCGCATATCAGACTTGCTACCTGTGCGTCATCTTTCCAAAAGCCCAGGTCAGTCATGCAATCCTGTAAAAGCTTGTTTGAGTTATCCACATCAGGCCTAGTTATTTTCCACTCACCGTCCTTGTGCTTGCCCTTGATTGGGAAACACCATTTCACCACGAGCCTTATCGGACCTTGAGCCTTTCGGTTGGGTCTAAATTTTGCTAGGTGAGCTTTTAGTTTTTGCCTTACAGCTTTTAGTTCCTCATCTTCGTAAAATCTAATTTTTCTATCTGAGCAAATTGTCGCTCGTTTTTCCTGATGTGTTTTTGTTGGCGGAATCATCGCCATAAAAAATTCAATCATTTTACCTCCTCTCGCGCGGTGCATGTATGACCACTCCTATGTGTGGGCGAGGCGTAAGCGTAGCGCCTCACCACATAGGGGTGTGTACATGCTTGCATGTGGGTGTGTAAACACCTATACGTAGTATAGGGGTCTGTACCCATACGGCAGACTGTATTTT